CAAAGGTTACCACATCACCAGCCAACACAGTGCCGGTACCAGTGTCAGCAGGTAGCGCCCGGTATTCAAACGTAATAGATGCGCTGTTTACTAGGTAGCCAGAGCCAGTGCCTTTTGTATGCAAGGAAATCCCAGCCGACTCTTTGATCATAATTTGCTGCAGATTGAGAAGAGTCCCCTGTCTCAATAGCTCGCTACCACCTGATTCGTTTACTTTTTGCAATTGAGCAAGATTACGGAGCTTAGTACCTGCCAACGAGTTAATCACTAATGACACCTGATTATCCATAGGGCATCCGTTATCAACAAGGATCTGGCGAATCTCAGCAATCTCGTTGAAGTTTGTTGCAAACGGTGTTGTGCCAGCTGTACCAAACGCGCGAGAAGATCCAGCTTTTGCTATACCTGCGACATATGCCTCGATGGTATTTGTGATTGCTCGCATTGCTTGTGCAATCTGATCACCGTAAATTGTTTCATATCCAGCGCCATTGTTTACATGTTTAATATCTTCACCAGTCCAGGGGATTTGCACGCTTGCATATTGGTTTACGGTCAGAGTTTTATTGTCTACCGTTTGATCAGTTCCTTCAGGTGTAGTCATCGATGGTGAGTACGTGCTTCCGACGGTAGGTGTGCGAGTGAAATGTGATCTTACAGGATCACCTTTCGCCACACGCACACCTTCTGCCGTGTTCAGTGTTGCCGATGGAATAAAACCAACCAATTCGCGCCCAACAACGTCAGCGGCTCTATAAATATCAGCAGCTAAATTATTCAATACATTTGGCATAATTCAATATCCTTTTAAAAAATAGTTTAATCAGTAACTTTTCCGCCTTCTTTTGCAAATGTCATTTTTTCATACGATGACATTTTGTCGAATTGCGCTCTCTGCATTGTTTTAGACTTGGAGTTCATATTCTTAACACCGGGTGCTGCGCCGCCTTTATTTTGGTCAGAATACCAGTGCAATGTATTTGGTTTAATTTCCTCTAGCCATTCGGAAATAGAATACGGGGTTTTCCCATCCTTACCAAAAACAACCTGACCATCCTTTTTAGCGACTATGCTTCCGTCATCATCTATCACAAACAAACCAGACCCACGCAATATAGCATCTTCTACAGCGTCAGAATTTACGCCGCTTTTCAATGCGTTGCTTCTAATTTCAGCTTTTAAAGCACTGCTCATCAAGCTATTTTTTGTTGCAATCTCTGCATTCAATTTTGATTCAAAATCTTGCTTATACTTAGCCAGACGGCTTTCTATAACCGCTTCTATGTCACCGTCATCAAGCTTTTCCTTTTCTTTTTTCTTTTCCGCTTCTTCAAACTTAGACTGATATTCCGCAAGCATTTCTTTTAGTTTTCTAGCCCCCTCCTTTTCTCTCTCTAAAGCGCTTTTAAGTGCCTTCGATTCGTCTGTTTGAAGGTAGAACTTTCCTTCCCGTTCTTCGTAAAATTCTTTTAATGCTTCTGGAATATCTTCTGCTTTATCTACCACGGTTTTAATCATATCGCGCTCTTAGCTCCCCTAGAGTCAGTTCACGCCCAGTAGCGTCTAGCAACTGAGATAATGTTATCTTTCCATCGCGCCACAATTGCGCCCTGCCAACACCTAATTGGTCATCTTGTTCGGATTTAGATAGCATGCCAAGAAACTTATCGAAGCTAATTTTACTATCTATTTGTCCTAGTTTTGATGACCTTGTAATATTCGCCTCGTCAAGATTAACCCCAACATCTTTAAATGTCAATAGCTTAGGCATCATTATTGAGCGACAATTCCAATGTATCGGGGGAGTTGCAAATGGAATATTATGTCCTATAGGTTCTTTTTTGATATCCCATTGTAACCCAGAGCGCCCTACGCAAGGGATTGTCGTTCTGCTGTCAAGCGTTGATAACCAATAGAATCCCCCTATGATATCATCATTGGCTTCATACACAGCCATTCTTGCCTCATTTGATATCGTGTGGATGGTTGTTTGCACCACTGCCGCTGCTTGCCTTCTGTTCCCATCAAATGATGACCGCAAGAACGACGTCATAGTAGCCTTATCCCATCCCTCTATAGTGCCCTGACGAATAATTCCCTTAACCTTGAACTTTAAATCATCACCAGCCCTTGCCCACCAGTCACGCATGACATTGCCCTCAAATCTTGGCTTATAGAGTCTATCTATTACCGCTAGTGATGGGGCCTTGCTAAAATCTTGCATGGCAAGATCGATGCTGTGCTGCGTGAATTCTGTAAAATCAGGTAAATCAGGATATTTTTCACTTATGATATTAGCATCAAGCGTTTTTATTACTTGCCTTTCTAACTTTGCTAAAACTTGCTCAATCGCACGCCTTTGGCCAGCCTCATATCTCCTTAATGATAGCTGATACTTTAAAAGCTTAATTAATAGCTGTGATTGATTTATCATCAAGCAGGACTTGGTATATTCCTACCGTTCAACGCTCTATCCTGTTCTTCTTCAAAATCAACATTTTCAGGTATCAATGATGCGCGCTTATAGTTATAGAAAAGTGTTTCGTAGGATATAGCGCCGCCTTGCCAAGCCAAGAATAAAGCGCTTATCTCTTGCGATGTCAGGCTAGACGGCAAAAACTCCCTATTTATTTCATAAGTAAACGATTCATCATTAATTCCAAGCCATGACAGATAAATATAAAACACTTTTGTCATTCCATTAGATATAGTGCTTGCCATATCTGCCAGAACCGATTCCTCTCCGTTCATCCTTCTGGCTAGCGCACCCTCAGATTCTACACCAGCCTTTTGCGGCTCCAATATCTTGGCCCCTAGTGCAGCCATTTGCATTTCTTTAGATAATAAGTTTTCTCTCAAGGCTCCAAAGTTGCCTCTTACCTCAAGTATTTCCGCTTTAGTTTGAGGATCTGGAAAGCTATTTGCCATAGACGAGCCGATATAAATCACCTTGTCATTATCCCTATTGCCATAAATAAACAATGAAGGCAAACCAGATAAAAAGCACCCCCTCTCATATGCCGATGACATTACATAGTGATGCATGTTTACGTTTACCAGATCAATTAACGGTGGTATCTCTACATCCCAGTCTAAAGAATCAACCCCGATTATTGTAAATGGTATGTAGTCAAATCTTTTACCGCCTATCATTGGTATGATTGTGTCTATAAGCGTTTCTTTTCCGTTTTTAATCTCATAAAGTTCTTGCATGTACAGGCCAGAGTCATCAAGTTTCAAAACACGATGTGTTTCTACTCCCTTGTCATTTTTACCTTCAAACAGCCTTACAAGCTTATCTTGCTCCCAATTCAATATTGATTCTGCAACATAGATTTTCACCGTTGGCATGAGTCCATCATGATCATTTAGAACTCCACAGCGCCCTACAGTCAGGCATTCAAGCGCTATCCGCTTAGATATCTCATCATGAGATACGCCATCAATTGACACCAGCTTATCATCATGGTCGCTTACTATAGGGTCCTTTCTAAACATTAGCCCACGCAGCGCTATTATGGTGCGCCATGTTGCGTTAAAATACGGCGTCATGTAAAGTCGCTTTTTGTAATCATCATCTGTTTCAAGTGATAATTTAGGCAGCCACTTTTCCCCGCCTTCATGTATTTCATCCTCTCCAGCCGCTGCAGCCCTGCACCTATCCCAGCGCAATGACATACGATTATAATCTTGATGATTCTCTACCATTAAATACCCCCGCCAGTTTTAAGGCTTGACATTTTTCTGTTCATTGGGAACATGCTATATATATAATAACCAAGCGAATCAACCCAATCATCTATTGATGGATGAGTGTCGAATTTTTCTGGGACACCTTTATCTGTGTATCCCTGCGACTCTAAAGCATTAGTAAGTTTTGGACACTGTAAAGTGTTAATTAACAGTCTGTTGTGGGATAGCATACCGTTCACTGTATTAATACGATCACGGATGAATGGATTGCTAGAAGGTGCATTAACCTGCAAACCTGCTTGAGATATTATATCGATATCGCTTGCTGATGCGTTTGTACTATTTGCCTTTCCTGTTGCATCTGGGAAAACTATAACTCGTCTATTTCCAAAGCGACTAATGACATTATTTGCAAAATCCCTGGTGTCATGGCTAACAAACTCATCAACAATATGACACTTGTCATTTTCAACAATGCCAACCGTAGAACAACACCCGCCAACGTTAAAATCGACTGATACATGTATTACATAATCATCATCCCTTAATAATCTATCTGTATGATGCAAATCGCGCTTAAACAAATGATAAACCTTATTACGTGTTAGTGATACGAACTCCCCAGCTATGTAAAGCTCAGCCAGTACAGGATCATAGTTTTGTCTAATCTGGTCGACATAATCTTTCGGAACAAATGGATTGCTATCTGTCCGCGCCTTTATGACTTTGTAATCATCTGTTTTGGGCGTGCCCCAGTTTTTATATACAAACCCAGAGGTTCCCTGGTCGGGTGTTGTTACCAGTCCTATCGTATTAGTATCGCATAACCGCTCACGATTACGCTCAACGACCTTGCGCCAGATGTACTGAGCCTTGTCAAACGGGATAGTATCCAGCTCATCGACTATCGAATGGCTAACCTCGTATGCCACTATTCGTTCTGGTCGCTCATATGATCTGAATATTACCTGGTTTCCGGTGTGTGGGAGTGTAACAGTATACCTTGCCTTATTCACCGTATATGTCAATCCCATATCTGTTAACAGTGCCTCAAACCCTGGCATTGCACGAAGCTGCAACAGATCGTAAGAAGGCATATAGTATGCCCCCGTACTACGCGGTGTTTCCAGTAGCTTTCCAAGTAGCCTAGCTACGCCAGCGTATGTTTTACCACTGCCCAGCCCAGCCACCATAGCTGGATACTTTGCTTGTGATGCGTAAAACTCTCTTTGCGGCTTTGTTAGCTTTAAACGATACTCAGCTACCATGCGTTAATCATTGCCCTCAGCTGGCTCATCCTCAGCGTTACATATGATTAT